GCCTTTTCTTTGTATTCTGCGTGAACTGGTTTGGTCGGATCGATAGAGGTTTGAATTACCTTTAGGTTGGGATTCTCTCTCTTTTTTTTTATAATCTCATCATAGAATTTCTTATCTACTTCTACGATACCTGGATTTTCTTCAATTAAAAGAGGTGCGAGGGAATCGGTTGTTTCCAGAACACCAACCCAGCCAGTCAATGTTTGAACTGCCTGGAATTTATAAAAGTTTTTCGTACCTTTGGCTTTATACTCCTGAGTTGCGTTACTCGTATATAAATATTTCATATTGATTGAAAAAAGAAGGGGAGTACCGCAGATGCAGTACCCCCCTCCAATTTGGAACTTAGGAACTAGAAGGGGTTAGGCAGTCACCGTTGGCTCTTCAGCACTAAAGTTCTGAATAACCAAGTGACGCTGAGGGCGGTCAATCATGGTTGTCCAGGTAGTAGAGCGAAGTGAGTACTCCTTAATTACTGCATTCATCCGGCAACGATAAGCGTCCATGACTTCAGGTGCTGGGTTTTTGCGGGTAACCGAATTGGTTCCTGCAACTCCAACACGAATGTCAGACCAATCAAGCGCCCATAAGGTGCGTGAGCGGGACTGGAAGTCATCATTGGTGCCATCACTGGTAGGTGTAGCTGAAATTAAGTCATCGAAGTACTGGTCGTGGAACACAGCCAACTGAATACCAACTTCAGGAATGTCATACTTATTGTAATTGAAAAGCATGATTCCGTCGTGGGTAACCTTTTGGTTGATGTCAACATTACGAGTAACTTCCCAGTTGTACTTCGTTCTGTAGTACTGATTCATCACAGTGAAGATGTTATTCGCAGTGATGCGGTCAGTCATAACATCGATTACCGAGATAGAATCACCATCAGCTTCACGATTCCGCTTAAGGTAGTAAAGCTGCTGGAACAAGTAATCCAAGTCAAGTTTTTGACCCTGACGATCAACAATGCGGTTAGCATCTTTAAGCTGCGTGTGAAGACCAAGTGCGTTTGCCTTGTACTCAAGAACACAGTCAGAGCCGTAAGAAGCAGAACCATCACGAGCACCTTCAGGATCAACCACATTCGGAAGATTCATGTAAGTCTCAGGAGTCTGATTCTCATTGATACGCTGACCATACCATACTGAACGCATCCATGCTTCGTCAGAAAGCTGACTTGCACGTTTGTTTTGCTCAGCGATTGGTTGATATACAAAGTTCTGCAAGAATGGATTCACCTTGCCGGACATAATGCTATCCAAGGTAGCTTTGTACTGGTCATCAACGATACGAGATTCACGAGTAGTCTGTAACCAATTTACGATAAGTTGATTTGACAGATCGGAAGGTTGGTTGTGACACCATTCTTCATAATCATTGACCGAGTTAGCACCAGTTTGAACAACACCGACTCCGAACTGATAAGCTTCTTTATCTTCTGCACTCAGGGCATTGTATGCACCAGCAGTGATATTTGGCTCAAGTGTAAGAGTAGCTTTTGTTCCACCAGATGTGGTTGCGTCTACGCTAGAAACAATTGTGTATACCAAATCTTTAGCAATCTTGGTGCTTACATCCCATGAACTCACGAGAACAGTGCTACCAGGAAGGAAGTAACGATTGATAAGTTTAATGTCAGTGGCCCATGGGGACTCTCCTACATCTACGGTACACTCCCAAAGTCCTGGGTGGTTTCCACCTTGTCCTGCAACTGCAGAAGCTTGTCCTCCAGAACCAGCAAAGTAATTACTGTTAATATAGGAACGCTGACGACGCTGAATGTAAGGAAGAATAAGAGATTGAGTCTCTACTTTCTGTTGGTTCAACAAAGGCTTAATGTTCGTGATGCTACTGCGGAGCAATGTAGGAAGTCCTTTTTCTTGGACACCTAAAATTTTTGCTTCAGCTGCAGATGCGATTACACGAGCCAAGTCAATTTCCTTATTTGATAGACCTTCGAACTCAGCCGGAGTCATACCTTTAATGGAAGCGTTAGTAAGTGTGCAACCAGTAGAGCTATCTACCTTCACGATCCTTGGTAGGAATTTTCCTTCCGAAGAAATCGCGCCGGGTGCTTTTACTAAAGTTCCATCAGCAGATGCCTGTGGTTGCGCTAGTTGCGAGTTATCATATGGATTTGCCATGTTATTTATTGTGTTAAATGATCTATATTATTAGGTCAGTACACTTAAAATAACGGCCAAACACGCTACTCAGTGAAATTTCTTACTTTTTTCTAAATTTTTTTCAAAATAGTACTTTTTAGAATTTCTTTTTCTTTTTAAAATTAAGTTTTACAACCTAAAATCAGAGTCCTAATGCAGATAGTACTGGGTTCTTTTCTTCGGTACTTTGCTTTGGTGAAGAAAGCACATGCCCTTCTCTTGGAGCGGGTCTTATTGGCTTAGGTGTACTCGCAACAGGCTGACTAGTAGGAACTTGTGAGTTTCTTGTGTAACCTGATTTTCTCAGCTTTTCCTCAAATGCATTTATTTCATTATTTATATGAGCACCAGCTTTCTCGTTAGCGTAGTCAACGATTTCATCAGGAGTAAGGGTATAGACCTTATTTTTCTCCACTGCGGTCATTTGGTTGTACTGATTAATGTTTACGAACTTTTTGCCGTCTCTAGGTGGCATTGTTGACTCTAGTTGGTCAATCCACCTAGCTAATCTCGCATGATCGGGATTCCCTTGGTCAAATTGTGTCAGTCCGTTTGCAATTTCATGAAATGCAAACATTGCGGTTTGATGAGCCGTAACAATGCGATTTACAATTTCATACTCTACCGGATTTGCCTCGTATGCCGCCTCAACCCCTTTGGAATCTATAAGTTCCTTCATTCGCTTAGGAATCAAATTTTTAATATCAGACATTGTTTTGCTTTTAAGCTCAGCAACCTTTGGCTCAATCTTCTGCTTTCTCTGTTCCTCTTTAAGCCTGTTTAACTCAGGTCGCAACTCTTCCATTGCCTCTTGCTTGGCTAAGGTTCTGGTGCGTTTCTCTACCACTTTCTCAAGGTCTTCCTGAGAGAACTTAGGCTTCTTTCTGTTTAGGAAGTTTTGATAATCGTAATCAGAGTCATCCAAGGAAGCGTTAGGGTCTTCATTTATCCTGGCTTCAATGTATTCCTTTTGTGCCTTGAAAAACTCCAGGTACTCCTTTCGCTTACCCTTATACTCATCGAAGTTACCTTCAGCAAAGTCGATCAGTTCTAGTCTGCTCTTCTGATCCTCTGTCAGCCACCCAAGGTCTTCTTCTTCCTTTTGCTCAGGTTTCGCCTCTGGCTCAGGTTCTGGTTCAGGTTCAGGTTCAGGTTCGGATTTAGCTTCAGGTTCACTGCCTTCAAAAAGTGCCTTATCGACCGCACTTAACTTTTCCGGTTCTGATTCCTGTTTTTCCTCTACTACTTCCTGAGTTTCGGTAGCAACTGCATCCTGAGACTGCTCAATCGCATCACTTAATCCGTAAACATTTAAATCCTCAGTTTGTTGCTCTTCAACCTCCTCTTCTTTGGCTGGCTCTTCTGCCGCCTCAAATAGTGCGTTGATTAGTGAGCTTCCTACATTCTCTTCCTGTTGTTCCTGTTCCTGTTCCATAGTTATCTATTTGGTGGTTGTACTCCCGCCACTTCTTGAGGTGGCATTCCTGGTTGAAATTGTCCCTGCTGAGGTCTTTGAATTTGGGGTGTAGGTTGTTGAGCCAAAGCACCCTTAATTGTCTGAACCTCTTTATTCATACCTTCTAGAATTTGTGTAATTTGAGGAACAGTCTGCTTGAGTTGCTCCACGAATTGCGAGTTAGCAAGAGATAGATCCTCTTGAGTGTCAGTTTCCACATTGAGGTCATAAGCTGCACCTGAGAGACGGAATATTTCATTCATAATCTCAAGAACCTTCTCAGTACCTACTGCTTGCATAATTGGCTGAACGGAAACTATCTGTTGAAGCAATCCGGCTAAAGTCTGTGCAGATTGTGTATTAACTGCCCTTTCTGCTCCATCCCTCGAGGAGAAGTTATACTCGTGCATGAGTATATCAGGTGTTCCTATCACGGTTCTCTTAGCCTGTGGGTTTAACTGACTATCCTCCATTCCATAGCTTGCCTCCTTAAACCCTGCATTCTTTACTATTTCCTTAGTGTACCTACCTTGCACAGGAACCTGGAACTCCTCATCGCTACAGGAGACTAAATGCTCAAATAACATCTTCTTTGCTCCTGCACGAAGTTCGTCAATGCCTTCTGATATAAATGAATAGATTGCTTGTGTGGTAGTTGCTATCTCTGATACTTCAGTAGCAGATATCTCACGAGGAGCAGGTTGCCCCAGTTCCTGTGGCGATAAGATAAGCAATCTTTCAACTAGGTTTAGCAGTTGAGTAGTGGACTGAATCGCTTGATTTACTGATGCCGCCATATCGCTTTGCACCTCTACTACTGAAACAAAGTCTTTTGCATTTAAACCTAAGTCTGCAATCTTGGCACCAGAGTAGAATAACGCATGCGGAGTGGTGTAAAGCGAACCTTCAGAGAATGAGTCCTGTATGTATGCTTTAGCTTCCTCGTCTAGTGCATCCTGATCTATAGCAAAGATTTTCATCATGCTAATTTTCATATCATGAAGCATCTTGTTCATGATGTTGTTCATTTGATCCTGGAATGGCATCAATTCGTGAGCAACTGAGCAATTTACCATCCTTGCGTCGTTCTGATTCAACCCACCATATATAGCCGGAATACTAGGCAGAAATTCTGCATGAAGGATTGTGTTGTCACTAGCGACCACCATCTTAATCCAAACATCATGCGGATAATCCCCTATCCCCTCTTCGGCTGGATTAATTCTAGCAAAAAAGTTTGTAAGGAATATTCCCTTATCTTCATCCTCTGAGCCGTAAACACCAGTGTTTGATGTTCTGTCATTCTTCATTGCCCACTCAGACTTACGATTAGGAAACCTCATGGTTTCTGGAGACATGTAGTAACTAAAGAACTCTTTATATGAGTCGTATGCACCAAACAGGTTGGTGTTAAATGAGATGTCGTCCGTATTCCAGTAATTAGGATTATCAGCAATCTCTGAATATTTTATCACATCCCAGTACCCAACCCAATCAGGGCCATTGTCTGTATTGATATCAGCAAGAGGTTTAGACTGGTCATGCATCACCCTTGTTGGGTGGGGCTTAAAGTAACTCACCCCTTCTTTACATACATAACTTTCAATACCCTCGCTCTTGTTCTTATTCTCTCTCCATGTTGTCGAGCGACTCCATGCACTCTCCGGGAACATTACGACAAACCCATACATAAACATATCTCTTATGCCTTGGGCAAATAAGTGCCTGTAGTTATACTGGTCGCACATTATCTCGACCCTTTGACTCAATGCATCAGCACGCAACTTATCCTCTGAGGATGTGCCACGAGGTTCATACTTAAAGTAAGGAAATAAATTACTAAACCTTGATACTTGGGCAGCTACCCTTCTTGTTACATACGACCTAATAATATTAACACTAACTTCGTATAGCCTAAGTAGGTTAATTTTCTTTAAATTATTCTCCTCATCGTACTCACAGAACTGATCTGCAGTCCCTAATCCCTCGAGGGACTCTGCTGTTTCCTCAATTGATATCTTTCCCTGAGCGTACTGCAGTAAAGGTATTGTGGATTTATTGATCGGCAAACTGTCCCAAGCTAAATCAACTGACATAAACAAGTTGCTATGCTTTGCAGAGTGAAAGATTCCCTGCCTGACTCGTGACTCCACTAAGTCCTCAAACTTTGCTCGGATTCTGAAATTATCGGTAGACTCATCTGTCTCCGTAAATATCTCCCTAAGCCTATCGTGCGTGCACCCGAACCTCTTTAGAATGTCTAGATTTACCATTTTTTAATGCCCCTGATAATACATTTGGAATGGTGTCATCCACATACTCCCCGATCAGGAAGTCCTCCAAAATAGTTAATAGAATACAAGCAGGGTGAAATATCCTTCTGCTTGCAAGTTGTCTGAAAAAAGTATCCTCGTTTATTCCAAGAAGTGCCGATAGTTCCTGTTCCGTAATTCGAAGAAAACCGCACAGTCTCTTTACCCTTCGTTCGTTCCATTTGTCCTGTAATCCTAGCTTCTGGTAATATATCTGTATCGCCAGTACCGACGGAGAATCACTCATTAACCATACTTCTTAACACGCCACCAGGTATCTCGGACTCAGGCTCCAACTCCTCATCCAAGTCCGCTTGCTCGTTGGCATTGTTTTGGTCATCTATATCTGATGACATTCTGCGAACTTCATCCACAGGCATTCTTATTGTGCCAGCAATACGTTTGGCTGATTTTTCAGAAATTAGTACCTGTACAGTCACTTCGACTGTTTGCCCCTCACTGACTTCATCGAATGCATTTTGAGTAGCTTCATCGTCAGTTATATCTAGTAATATCGTGTTAGCCATATAACGAATCTAATATTTTAGGTCATAAAATCAAACATTAATTTGCATTATCTCAGTTTTGGAACCGACTTGGGTCAAGTTACCTGGTCCTGCATCATAAGTCAGAATCGGATATGTCATGGCATCATGAGCGTGAACATAAATACTACGCTTAGGCTTGAAGCCAATATTAGGGTCATATTTACCTTTTTCTTGCTCCGAGACTAGATTGAAAAACATTTTTCTCAGGTGTGTACAAGAGCCGGAAAGGATAAATTCTTCATTCTGTAGTTTTGCAACCAATAACCTGACCCTAGCCTCAACTGATCCTGCAAACTTTGGTGCTGCTTTCAGTCTTATTGGATCAAGACCATCAAAATGTTCTACCCTGTTTCTGGATATATGCTCGATATCTTTAACATCATAACTGCCTGTCTTTGCCCTATACTGATTAAATGCCGAGTTATCGGATATATGGATGTATCTAAACTGATTATCACATTCCTTGTTCCAGAAAAGCATTCTCCTCATAACTTCAGGGACTAGTACGGTATAAGGAACATGCTCATTAATTCTTACAATTTCATCAAACACCAACCACACAGACTTACCCTTCATGACGATATTCTGCATAAATATTATGGCATTATTGACGGAACCAGGGTCCCACCCACACACTATTGGGTAATTCTTAGATGGTATCAACCTCTCCTTTTCACTACCCATGACATGCACCCCCTCGACAAAATATGGCTTGTAGATAGCTGATCCTGATGGTCGATCAATCCACTCCCCACGAACCATCCGTGCTTCCTCGATTGGATCGGATGATACTGCCTCCATAATTCGGTCATAATAACCAGGGGGTAAGTGCTTTAAGTTATCCTCAATCTTTAGATGCCTGACAAAGTAATCTGGGTTATACTCACCATCATCATTGTAGGGTTTCTCGAAAAATCTCTTATACACCCAGTGACTCGGTCCATCAGGGTTGCAGGCGGAGGTGTACTGCATGGGTGAGTCGATACCGGGTCTTCGACCTAACTGCTGTACCACCGCATCGAAATAGTCAGGTGTATCCAAGTTGGTCAACTCGTCAACGAATACATAACTTGGCTCAAAACCTTTAATCCTGTCTTTGATGAATGCACCATAAGGGACGGAGATGAGCACTACCCTGCTGGTTCCACCGAACCTATTGCCTACATCTATATATAAGTTCTTTTGGGAGTCTTGTCTCTCTCCTGATATATGCAT